CCCATTAAATAACTAAAACGATTCATTATATATGGTATATCAAAAAACTTAACATTCCATCCTGTAATAATATCAGGATTAAATTCTTTCCAAAATTGTGTAAATCTGTCTACTAATACTCGTTCAGTAGCACACCTATAATAGGTTACATCTTCTCGGTCAGATACAAAATTATCTGTGCCAAAAACAACTATCTTTTTATTAATATGATTTTTAACTGTGATACATAAAATGGGTTCTGACGCTGTTGCAACATCAGGAAAACCATGCTCACTTGCACATTCTATATCTATAGTCATCAATCTAATTTGATTCATATCCCAATTAATTTTATCAGGAAAAGTATCTGCAATAAATGGATATTGATATCGTGTATTACCAAAGTATTCAAAATTAGCTACATCTTTGTATTCTTCAATCCATTTTCTTGCTTCAAATTGATTTTCAAATGTAATCTTTTCTACATTACGACCATCTAATGTTTTGTATTTTGTTTCTTTTTGAACTGGAACAAATAGGGAAGGTTTATATGGTAATCTGAACTTTTTACGCTCACCATTCTCATTGATACCTCGCACTAATAATTTGCCACGATACGGTAAAACACTCGTATAGAATTTCATAATATAATAATATTTTTAAACTTGTTTATTTTTAAAATGTGTATGTAAAGCTCTTTGCTTTCCTTCAGCACTTGATATTGTACTGATTAATTTATCCAATTCAGATAGGTGTTGTGGATGTTCTCCAATACCTACAGGATTGTCAAAATAAATTAATGCCGTTGCATATGCCGCTGCGATTTCAGCGTCATACTGCTTATCTAATGCTTTAAATAATGGATTATCTGATAAATTTTGAACCATAATATAACTCCTTTCATAATATATATTATAACATATTTGAATTAATTTTGCAACCCATAAATTGATTCAAATGGCTTTTGTCTTAACCAATATGCTCTATCCATAAATGTTTTAATAACATCTTTACAGATATTCATACCAGTTGCTTTCGTATATCCTTTTGTGCCTGGTGTGGCATTAATTTCTATGAAATATGGCAAGTCTTTATTTCTATCTTTGGCAGGAATAAAGTCCACTCCAACCCACAGACCATCAACTGCTTTGGCTGCTTGAAGAACTTGCTCTTCTTCCAATTTCGTTAATGTATGTGCTACAGGTTCAGACCCTAAAGATACATTACTCCTAAAATCTCTTTTAACAATAGGTCGTTTTATTGCACCATGAATTTTACCAGCAACAACTTGAACTCTTACATCATAAGTTGCTGGGATATATTCTTGCAATAATACTCCCATATTATTATCCAGTTTATGCATAAGTTGAGCTGTTGCACTTAAAGATTCTTCACTTTCAATTTTAACAACACCAACTCCCAATGAACCTGTTAATGTTTTTAAAATAATAGGAAACTTTGTATCTAATCTATCAAAAGCATCCAATGATTTATCTTGATGATGTATTAAAACATTTTTAGGTTGATTTAATTGTTGTTCTGCTAAAACTAAACTTGTTCTGTATTTATCCGAGGTAGTTTCCATACAATGCCTGTTATTAACACAGCAAATATTTTCTCTTTCAAATTGTGTCAATAAATCTGACCAAGATTTTCTTCTGGTAACAGGTGCTCGAACAAAAACTAAAGTGTTTTCATCAACTAAAAAACCTCTACCATCCTTATCGTAAACATATCTTTGCTCGTTTTCTTCATCAAGACTGGAATAAGCACCATCAATATCAACTTTAAATCCTTTACAACCCAACTTCTTGCCTTCTTCTATAATCTTGTCGGCTGTTTTTTCTGGATCATCTGGATCTTCAGGATCATCATACCATATCAACACAAAGCGATACGGTTTTATTTCTCCTTCAGTAATAAAATCTCTAAACTTCTGTGCTTCCATCTTCTGGTTCTTCTATAGTTTCTTCTGTAGGTTCTTCTGTAGTTTCTTCTATTACAGATTCAGGTTCTGTTGTTGTTTCAGGTTCTGCTTTTTTACCTATATTATATTTTGCTTGTAAGTCCCATTCGCCTTTTTCTTTAAATGAAAGGACTTTAATTTGTGAAAGCGGTGCTTTCTTTTCTGCAATTGCAGTATTCAGTATTGCAACCAATCCCCAATCACTTAATAATTGAGCAATTGTGTTTCTTCTTTCAATGTCATTATCAGAAAGATTTGCTTTCTTACCATCTAAAGCAAATAACTCCTTAAAATGTACTATGAAATATCGTCCTTGTTTGTGTAGAATATGGCACGATTGAAATAACTTTTTATCTTTTCTTGAAGCAACTCCAATTCGTGTTAGTGTTTCACGAACCTTCAGAAAATCATCAGGTTCTTTTAATTGGACTTCGAGCATTTTCTCGGGATGCCAATCAGTATTTAATTCATTTAACTCATTCATTTTGTCCCACCTTTATATAATTTCTCTTTTAGTGTTTTCAATTCATCTTTGGTGAGTATATCAAGAGCGACTTTTGCTTTCTCATTATTATAGCCATAATACTCTTTAATAACACCAATATCTTTCAATTTACTCGCTCTCAAAAAAGGACTATACCTTTTTCTTGACCTAATACTATTTATTAAAAAGTGAAACTGCATATCCTTATCTAGGAAATGACAACGATTCATTTCATTAACTAGCATAAGAGTATCTTGGAAACCTGATAATATTTTATTGACAATGAATGCTGGATATTTTTTAATCCACATTTTATCTTCGGAGTCCATCACATTCTTTTTTGTGAAATTGATAGCGTTCAAATAATCTTTTAATTCATAACTCATTTTTGCCACTCATCATTTGAAACCAAATATTTAAATGTAATATCTTTATCAAATCTAGGTATTCTACCATGTTTTTTCAAATGCTTCATTTTAAGTAAAGCTTCAATAGTTGTATGTTCATAAGGTATCTTTGTTGGGTAGAAAAATATCTTACAATCATTTCTTGAATAATACTTACCTAACATATTCGTTTGTTTTCCGTCTGCTTGTTTATATTCTCTAAAATTTCTAGCAACACGGTATAAATTTAATCCTCTTGAACCTCTTCCAGTTGATCCAATCCTTAATACCTCAACAATACCATTTATTATGGTGGCTATAACATAAGCATATCCATTATAATTTTTATCATTTAAATATTTATTGAAATCTGTAATATGTTTTCTGAAATTTACTTTAGGTCTATATATTTTCATCATTTGAATTTAACCTGCGACATTAATTCAGTTAAACAAGCAACTAAATTATCTTCCGAATCCATCACATTCTTTTTTGTGAAATTGATAGCGTTCAAATAATCTTTTAATTCATACATATTAAAAAAACCTGTCCAAAGAATTTGGTGATATGCCTAATTTTTCATCAATCCAATCCTTTTTACCTTCAGCCCAAAACAACCTATTTTTATTACGGTATATATCTTTGACTAATGGTCTGTTCCAATTTATGTCATTATTTCTTTTTATTAAATCTTCTTTGTTATTTTCTTTTCTAAAAACTAAACAATATTCGTGTGTCTTTAAACAGTTTAAATTTGTTATTGCTTGAGTATATAATGGATGCCTTTTAGCAGGACTCATTTCTAAAATTATTTCGTCATGGTATGTTAATAATTTTTGTTTCTTTAATATATCTTTAGTATCACCACAAAAATCATAAAATTTGCCATCTATTCTAAAATTTGCCAATACAACCACAAAGAAACAACCTGATTTTAATATGTGGCCACACTTATCTAAAATAATTTTATAAGTTTGTAAAAATTCTTCATATAATTTTATGTCCGTCAGTTGACCATCAACACTTTCATATTGCTCTATGTTAAAATATGGAGGGCAAGTCATTATCATATCAGCAACACCACCATGTAAATGCTCATCAATATATTCGCTGCTGGAATTGATTAATTTTAACTTTCCTAATTGTCTTCCTGTTTTAAGTATGTCATATTGGTCTTTTGCTTCTTGTAAATTATTTTCTACAACATCAAATCCCACATAATTTCTTCCCATTAATGTTGATACTAATGGTCTGGAACTTCTGCCTGCAAAAGGGTCCACAATAT